ATATGAAATTTAATAACAGATTATATAAAGATGTACCGATAGGATTAACAACAAGAGATTCTATGAGTACATTTTTAATTAACAGAGAATTGCTAACTAGATTAAAGGTAGCAGTAAACCCAGATAGGAAGTTTGTTCTTTCTAGTTACATAGAAAAAGAATTAACCACCCTACATCATAAACATAGTGACCACAAACATAATACAAAAAGAGAAGATAAATGATAAATGCACTAAGAAAAAAATATCAAGCTGAAATTGCGGCGGCAATGGCAAACATTAATGTCTATAGAAATAACCCCGTAGGAATAGGTGAACACCCAGACTTAGTTTCAGCAGTAGATAGTGAAATGACTAAATTGGCAACGGCAAGAGATAAACTTGATACATTGAATACATTTTACTCTGATGAAGCAGACAAGATTTTGCTGTCAGAAAATGAAGAATAATTAAATAAATTAACAAAATTATATTATGCAATTTTATACTAATGTAACCCCATGGGGTAATTCTTTACTTGTTAGAGAATATGTGAACGGTGAAAGAATTAATCGAAAGGTTAAGTATTCCCCTACCTTATTTTGTAAAGTAATCAAAGAAACTAATTATAAAACCCTTGATGGGAAATATGTCACGCCTGTAAAACATCAAACAATCAAAGAAGCAAGAGAATGGTTGAAGTCATATGAAGACCAACCACATCTAATATTTGGTAATACTACATTTCAGTATAATTATATTGCAGATGAATATCCTAGTTATGTAAAATGGGATGTTGATAAAATTCTTATTGTAACTATAGATATAGAAGTTGCATGTGAAAATGGTTTTCCAAACCCAGAACAAGCAATAGAACCATTACTATCCATTACAATTAAAAATCATCAAAACAAACAAATTATAGTATGGGGTATAGGTGAATATAAAAACACAAGAGAAGATGTTACTTATATAAAATGTGAAACAGAAAAAAAATTGATACAAGAGTTTTTATCTTTTTGGCAAAAACATCAACCAGATGTTATCACAGGTTGGAATACAGAATTTTTTGATATACCATATCTATGTAATCGTATAAAAAACTTATATGATGAATATGAAATAAAAAAATTATCACCATGGGGTAATGTTTCAGATAGAGAAGTTTATAAAATGGGTAGAAAACATCAAGTCTATGATATACAAGGTGTTTCACATTTAGACTTTTATGATTTGTATAGGAAGTTTACCTACACTAGTCGTGAGAGTTACAGATTAGACCATATAGCCCATGTAGAGTTAGGGGAGTCTAAAGATGACAATCCATATGAAACTTTCCGAGAATGGTACTTAAAGGATTTTCAATCGTTTATTGATTACAATATACAAGATGTAGAAATTGTTGATAGACTAGAAGATAAAATGAGATTAATTGAACTATGTTTAACTATGGCTTATGATGCTAAAGTTAATTATATGGATGTACTTGGTTCAGTTAAATATTGGGATATATTAATTTATAATGAACTTAGAAAAAAGAATATAGTTATCCCACAAAAAATACAACGAAGTAAAACTGAAAAGTTTGAAGGAGCATATGTAAAAGAACCACAACTTGGTTTACATAAATGGGTAGTGTCTTTTGACTTAAACTCTCTGTATCCACATCTGATTATGCAATATAATATTTCACCAGAGACATTGGTTGCTGATAAAAAAGTAAAAAACATATCCGTTGAAAAAATGCTAAATAAAAGTGTAGATACATCTATATTAAAAGATGTAACGATTACACCAAATGGAGCTTTGTTTAAAACAACACAAAAAGGATTCTTACCTGAAATCATGCAAAAGATGTATGATGATAGAGTAAAATTCAAACAGTTAATGTTAGAAGCAAAGAAAGATTATGAAAGAACTAAAGACCCAAAACTTAAAAAAACAATATCAAAATTTAATAATATCCAAATGGCCAAAAAGATTTCTCTTAATAGTGCGTATGGTGCTATTGGCAATAACTGGTTTAGGTATTATAATCTTCTGGTCGCTGAAGCAATTACTACTAGTGGTCAATTTGCTATTAGATATATTGAACATTCTCTCAATGGGTATTTTAATAAAATACTTGAAACAGATAAAGAAGATTACATTATTGCGTCAGATACGGACTCGGTGTATATATGTTTTGATAAACTTGTTAGCAAGGTATTCAAGGGAGAAGAAGACAAACGAAAAATTGTTGATTTCTTGGACAAGGTCTCTACAGATAAAATCGAACCTTTTATTGATAAAGCTTATACGGAACTCTCTGAATATGTAAATGCGTATGAACAAAAAATGGTAATGAAAAGAGAAGTAATTGCAGATAAGGCAATTTGGGTTGCAAAGAAACGATACATTTTAAACTCACATGATATTGAAGGTGTTCGTTTTAAAGAACCTAAGTTAAAGATTATGGGTGTTGAGGCAGTTAAGTCATCTACACCTGCAGCTTGTAGAGAGAAGATTAAGGAAGCATTAAAAATTATAATGAATGAAGATTCTAAAGTGCTAAATAGTTTTGTACAAGATTTTAGAAAAGAATTTATGACTTTAAAACCAGAACTAGTTGCGTATCCACGCTCGGTAAATGGATTATTGAAATGGACAGAATCACATAATCTATTTAAGAAAGGAGCACCAATACATTGTAAAGGTGCAATATTATATAATCATCTTTTGAAAGAAAAAAAACTACAAGGAAAATATCCTTTTATACAAGAAGGTGATAAGATTAAATTTTTACATATGAAAATACCAAATACATATCAATCAACTTCTATATCGTTTATGACTAAGTTACCAAAAGAATTGAACTTACATAGTATAGTAGATTATGATATGCAATTTGAAAAGTCATTCATAGAACCCTTAAAGTTTATTACTGATATTATTCATTGGCAAATTGATAACAGTTATGGTACACAAGGAACTTTAGAAGAATTTTTTTGATGGCTGGTAAAGGAGATAAAAGAAGACCTATGCAAATTAATAGAGAAGAATTTGATAAAAATTGGAATGAAGTATTTCAAAAGAATATTATAGATAAAATCTTAACTAAAGAAGTAGATAAAACTGTACCAGAAGATGAAGTTGCATTATTATTATCTGGTGGGGTTGATTCTATCTCTGTTGGATTTGCTGCACATAGATTAAATAAAAAAATTCATGCATACAGTTTTAGATTACATAAAATACCATCTTATGATTATAACAAGGCAAAAGATGTTGCTCAAATGATGGGTTGGAAGTTTACTGGTATAACAATAGACATAAGAAATCTAGAAGAAGATTTTTTTGAATTAGTTGAAATGGGATGTAGAAAAAAAACTCAATTTGAATGTACATATCCATTTTTACATATGTATCCTAAGATAAATGAAAAATATGTTTTATCTGGTTGGGCTGCTGATGGTTATTATGGATTAAGTAAAAAAGCTATGATACATTATAAAGGTGATAACTTCAATGAGTTTAGAAATGACTATTACAAAGAAGAAAATAGAGCTGGTTATATTTGGCATAAGAAAGTTGCAGATGATAATCAGAAAATACTTGTAACACCATATCTATCTAAATCAGTAAAAGAATTTTTCTACAAACATAATCATGAAGAATTAAATAAACCATTTCAGAAACATCATATAAGAAATAGTTTTTATGAGTTTAATGAAATAGGTAGAGTAGAAAATCATTTGAATCTACAAATAGAAAGTGGGGTTACAAAACTATTTGGAACTTTGCTATATAATAAAAAGATAAACTTTAAAAATAGAGGTAGAATGTTAGATGTTTATAGAGATTGGTATGAGTTAAATCGAACATCTACATTAGATAATTTTTTATGAAATATAAACCTTACAATTTAAAAGATGTAAAAGAAGCATCAGCACAAAATAAGTTTACAGTAGTATCAACTTTTGCTGGTGGTGGTGGAAGTTCAACTGGTTATAGATTAGCTGGTGGTAAGATATTATGTGTAAATGAATTTGTGAAAGAAGCAATAAACACATATAAAGAAAATTATCCTAATACACCTATCATACCAGATGATATAAAAAAACTTACTGCAGAAGATTTTAAAAAGTATGGAACTGATATTGATATACTAGATGGTTCCCCACCATGTTCTGCATTCTCTGTATCTGGTTCTATGGTACAAGGTAAACATTCTAAAGGTTGGGGTCAAACTAAAAAATATTCTGATGGTAAGAAGATTGAAAATATAGAAGATTTGTTTTTTGAATTTTTGAGAATAGCAAAAGAACTTAAACCAAAAGTTATTGTTGGTGAAAATGTGAAAGGATTAACTGTTGGAGAAGCAAAACAATATTATTTTAAGATTACAAATGAATTTGAAAAGATAGGATATGATGTATCTTCTAAAGTTTTAAATTCAGTACATTATGGAGTACCACAAACTAGACAAAGAACTATCTTTATTGCTGTTCGTGAAGA